TCTTGAAACTGGTGTTGAAAACTTTGGAAGAAATAGTGCATACGACTTAAAGAATCCAACAGTCGGTGCTATGAAAGATTACGTAGTAGCCCTTTATCGTCAGAATTTATCAGACGCTATTCTAGGTGGTATTGAAAATCCTTCACAATATGCTAGAGAAAAGGCTAATCAGTGGTGGAAATCTTTTATTGATAACCCAGATAATAGTGATGCTGATGGGTTTAAGGTGCCTGGTTTTAGATTAAGCGCAGCAGAACTCAGTCAAAAGTCAGAGAACATAGCAAAAGAAGTAGATAGGATTCAAAATGTAATCAAAACTACTCCAATTCCGAAGTTAATGACACCTGAAAGTATAGGTACATTGATTTCTAAAGACTCTACTTTACAAGCTACTCTTGCCTATCAAAAGAATCCGATTGGTTGGGACTATCCAAAAGAAGTAAATGCTTTATACGAAGTATATGGCAACAAAAAAACAACTAAATATAAGATCTGGCAAGATATACAGAAAGCTCATGGTATTAAGAAAGGAATAGAAACCACACCTTCTATAGAGAAAGCTGATAAAACCTTATCTAAAGCAGATACTGTCACACTTAGTGCTGGTACTAATAATGCAAGCACAAGAGTTCTAGCTGAGTCAGGTATGAAGTCTGGTACAAAGAACGTTGAGTTCGTACCTGATGGACAAGGTGAACCATTACAGATATGGTCTGACGAAAATGAAATGGACTTTGGAGAGTCAGGTGCAGCTTATGAATTTCTAAAAGCTAACCCCTCTATCGCTAAGAAGTTCTTAGATAGTGAGGTTGGAGAAGGAGAGTTAGACTGGGATAGACTTGGACTAGCTATATCTACTCTTAGCCATAGATTTGGTACTCATATGCAGACCAAAACTGCAGAGAATATGAGTGATGCATTTAATGAGGCATTTACAGTAGATCCTGAAACTGATCCAGGTAATATCATTGGAACTCAAATTAAAGATACCTTTGATCAGACCTTTACTGTAGATAAAGAAACAGATCCTGGTTATATAATTGGTACTCAAGTAGCTAAGACTTTTTCAGATATAGTTGGATGGACAAACGAACAGATCAATGCTTTCGCTGATAGTATTCTAGGCGAAGTAACTGAAGATCAAGTACTTGAATTTAGAAAAGCAAAATGGAAATATGATCCATCACCAGAAAACCTAATGTCCGTAACGCGGAATAGATACTAATGGAGAATCAACCTTTTGAGGTTGATGTCAGCGAGTACGATGCACTAGATGAAGAAGATATCCTCCGAATGGATGAGAGATCTCAAAGATTAAATGAACCTATTGTAGATGAAGTTCCTACTACGGAAGAGACTTCTGAAAGTACTCAAACGACACAACCTCAACAAACAGCTACTTCTACGGAAGCAGCAGAGCCAAAAGAAGAAGGCAACAAACTAAAGACAACAGCTGAAGCTGCATTAGCTATTCCAACAGGTACGCTTGATTGGGGAATTAGTTTATACAATAAAGTAATGCCTGGAGAGGTAATTGACCTCCCAAACATACCTAAATTCCAAAATGAAGTAACTCAATCCATCCGAGATATTTCATCAGTAGTGGTACCTACAATCCTTATAACTAAAGGGTTAGGTGCAGCAGGTGCAGCAGCACATACAAAAGTTGGTTGGAAATTAGGAGCTGACCCATTTGTTAAATGGATAAGTAAAGCAGGTTTAGCTGGCTTAGGTGGTGTAACCGCTGATGCTATAGCACCTGTACAAGAACAAGATCACAATGCTTTAGGCATGTTAAAAGAGACTTGGCCACAAACCTATGGTTGGGTCTCGGATGACTGGGCAACATTGGATGACGATACACCTGATATAAAAAGACAGAAGAATATGAAGGAAGGCTTAGGTATAGGCTTTGCTGCTGATGTCTTAGTAGGTGCAGGTAGATTAGCTAAAGGCTTAAAAGGTACAGCTAAAGCTACAGAGTGGGTACCAGAGAACGAGAAGGCTGCAAACATCATCAAAGCGATGAATGAGCCTAAGCTTGCTGAAGATCCACTAGAAGATGCAGTCCTTAAATCTGCAAAAAGAAGATATGATCAAACCACTGAATACGGTGATGTAAAACTAGATAAATCAGTTAACCTAGATCAACCAATATTAGGTGTACACGATGTCTATGACTATACAGAATCAGGTTTACGAACAGGAGATCCAGGTGGCATCTTTGGTGCTTCCGTTGATGTAGTTAAAATTGATAAGAATATCGATAGTATTTATGGAAGAGTAGGTTCAGTAGCTACCTCTGGTGCTATTGACTTTCTAGTTGATGGACAAGATGCTGGACATAAACTAATCACTCATGCCGCTGATTTACTAAAAGATTCTAAGTATGGTTATGAGGCAAGTAATGGTAGATATATCAGTCATAAAGAGATAGTTGATGCAGGAGAGAAGATAGGAGCTGACCTATATGGTATGGACGTATCTGAAATGCATAGCCTTCTTAAAGGTTTGTCAGGTGCTGACGTAGATACAGGTGCAAGAGTTTTAACCTCTGAAGGTTATGCAGGTGTGATGCAAGCTATTCGTCAATACACTGACGATTTCATCAACATGGATATAGTCAGAGCACAAGGTTATATCGGTACTTCCTTTGCAGGACAAGTATCTGATATGGCAGAGGGTGCAAGATTATTTAGCGATAACGTACCTACTGTACAACGTGCTCAAGATCAGATCTTAGATCGTCTTCAGTATCTAATGCAGATCAAAGGTACTACTTCTTACGCTAGAGGTAGAGCTTTGAACATGCTAAACCTCTGGAATCGTGTAGGGAAAAAATCCGTAACGTCTTCTGATGCCTTAGCTGCAATTAAAAGTGAGAAAAATGACACGTTAAGAGCACTTGCTCGTCTACAACAAGAGTCAAAAACAACAATTGATACCCTCAGAGCTGTAAAAGCAGAACGTCCAGAACTACTTGGACCTTTAATGCTTGCTTATGAGGTAACAGATGGAAAGGTTTCAACCATTAGTCAACTTAATGACTACATCAAAAACACAACTGGTGTCTTTAAGAAAGTCTTAGTAGATACAAGACCTGATATGCCTTCAGCTTGGACTCAAGGTATGTGGTCTAACATCTATAACTCTGTTCTATCTTCTGTAGGAACTCCTTTAAAAGCTGGTGCATCCAACTTAGCTTTAATGGTTGAGCGTCCTATTGCTACCTTTGGTGGTGCGATGCTGAATGGAGATGGTGACGTAATGAGGCGTGCAAGCTATATGTATAACGTTGGTATGGTCGATACGCTTCAGAAATCGTTTGGTCATATGAAACAAGTATATAGCAGAGCTGCTAAAGATCCTAGTTCTGTTGGCTATATCATGCGTGATGATATTGCAAGAAAGAATGAAGATACTATCAATGTTCTACGTTCTTTTGCTGATGCAAAGGAATCTACAGGTGAGTTTGGTCCTTCAGCAATGATCAATCAGATCGAAGCTATGAATGACTTAGCTGAACATCCTTTCTTACGTTTCAGTGCTAATGCAATGACAGCGTTTGACGGATTCACTAGATCATTTATAGGAAACGTTGAAGCTAGAGGTAGAGCTTATGACAAACTAATTAAACATGGTGAGAAAATAACACCTGATAATCTAAAGAAAATATCTGATGGTGTATATGATGAGATGTTTGATGATAAAGGTTTTATAAGCGATAAAGCAGTCGAATACGCAAGTAGAGAGATTGCTATGAACTTAGATAATAAGTCTGTTAGTGCTTTAAGTGATCTCATCAAACGTGCTCCAATATTAAAACCATTCTTGATGTTCCCCAAGACATCAATGAACATGCTTGCCTTTAGTGGATCTCATAACCCACTAGGTTTGTTTGTTAAAGATATGAATGCTTTCAAACATCCATTTGATGTAGCACTTACTAGTGGAGCAAAAGTAGAAGAGTTATTAGGAGCTAGAGGAATACCATTTGATGAGAATGCAAAGTCAGCTTATGAAACAATTAGAGCTGAACTTAAAGGTAGAAAAGCTATAGGTACTCTCTCAGTTATGGGAGCTGTAGGTCTATTTACTGGAGATAATATACGTGGTAATGGTCTTTATGATAAGACTAGGCAGAAGACAAGGCGTGAAGCTGGTTGGAAACCTAGAACTGTAAGAAGTCCTATCGATGGTAAATGGTATAGCTATGAAAATATGGGTGCATTATCTGATTGGTTAGCTTTAACAACTGACATCATGGATAACTTTGACACCTTAGATGCACCAACTATAGAGACTCAGTTGAATAAGATGGGTTATATCCTATCTGCAAACCTAACTAATAAATCATTTACAGCTGGTTTAGAGCCATTGAATGATGTATTGGCTGGAAACCCTGCAGCTTTATCTCGTTGGGGAGCAAGCTTTGGTAGTGGTCTAGCACCGTTAAGTGGTATGAGAAATGAGTTAGGGCGTTTAATGGAACCTCAACTCAAAGAAGTAGAACAAGATTTCTTCCAACTACTAGCTAATAGAAACATAGGAGCTAAGTCAGGTCTACCTGATCTCTATGACTGGATTGATGGAGGTAAGGTAAACGAACCTACTAACTTCTTTACACGTGTATGGAATACATATTCACCTTGGTTTAAACAGAGTGATCGTGTTAGCCCAGAAAAGCAATTCCTAATAGACGTTGAATTCGACGGTAGACCTTCATTAAGAACTGATGGTAGAGGTGTTGAATATACACCAGATGAAAGATCAGAAATAACAAATCTCATGGGCAAAGATGGTCTCTTTAAAAAAGAGATACAGAGGATCATGAAATCTATTGATGGTAAAGAATTCCGTAAGCAATATAAAAAGTCAGGTGTAGCAATGGATAGAGAGTTATTCCTCCGAATCCATAGTCAACTTAACTTTGCCTTAAAGAGAGCACAATCTTTTGCTGCTAGTAAGGTAACAAGTAAAGCACGTCTACAACAAAAGAAATTCGATAATGCTCGGATTGAGTACCACACCAAACGAGGTGAGACAGACAAGATCCAACAGATTCTACAAAACCGCAATAAATAACCCACCTTACAACCTTAATTAAATTATGAATAGTTTTCAAGACCGTAATGGGGGTGCTACTACTTATGCGTTTTCGTTTCCCTCGATTGCCGTCACAGATATAAAAGTTACCGTAGATGATGTTGAGCAAATTTACCTCACTCACTACCAGGTAGACAGTTATTCGACAACTAGTGGTGGTACAGTCAACTTCTCTGTTGGAGGTGCATCTGCTACATATAAGAACGCAGCAGGAGCTACAGTAACTGGTACTCCACCAGCCACTCAAGCTTTAAATGTTCGTGTATATCGTCAGACAAAACTGATTAATACGTCTACTGGTTTAGCATCTCCTGAAGCTGACTTCACACCAGGGTCTTCAATCAGAGCTGCTGACTTAGATAACAACCAATCACAAATTATCTATGCGACACAAGAAGAAAGAGATCAGACAATAACAGGACCAAGTATAAAAGATGGTGTTATAACTAATGCCAAGATATCGAATGTTGCAGAAATAGAAGTTAGTAAGTTAAAAGATGGAACTGCTAGACAAGTATTACAAACTGATGCTGCAGGTACAGGAGTTGAATGGACAAGTAATGTAGATATTCCTGGGACGTTAGATGTAACAGGTTTAACTCATTTTGATGATGATATAAGTTTACCTGATAATAAGAAGATAAAGTTAGGTGACGCTGCTGACGATGATGCTGAGATATGGTATAGCGGTAATGTTTTAAATATTGATTCTGATAAAGGGGTTATTATAGAGGCAGGTAATGGGGCATTTACTGTTTCAAATAACGGTACTGCTAAATTGGGATTCATTAATAGCTACGGTTATGTAGCTGGTAATTGGAAGCCTAGTGCAAATGATACTCATAGTTTAGGTGGAACAGACTCCAAATGGAAGGAGCTACATTTATCTGGTACAGCTTATTTACCTACAGTAGATATTGGTTCTATAACAGGTGGTGCCATACGCACATCTGGTACATCTACCGCTGATGACGAGGTATATTCAGCTAAATATTCTGAAGCTATATTCTTTAGACAAGATAGTACTGAAACATTAGCTTCTAATGTTACTTGGTCTGCTAATGATACAACTATTGCAACGACTGGAGCTATAGATGCTCGTGTACTAGGTCTTGTAACAGATGTAGGTGGATTTGTACCTATAGCAAATGAAACAGTATTCCCTACTACAAACCGTGATCCTACTGACGGTACTGGTACTATTATAAGTATTACAGCTTTAACTGCTAACAGAACAGCTTCTGCTGGTACTGGTTCGGCAAACACTGGTGTATTAACAACAGGCTTTGAGACAATAGATTGGGGTTCAGTAAACAATAATCAACCAGTTACGATTACTGGATGTCCTAATAACCAAGTATTTATAGCAGGTTATGGATTATTAGTTGAAACAACTTCAACACTAAACACTTATACATTTGTACGTTATTTAGCAGATACAAGTAGTGTAGCTACAATTTCTACTAAAGCTACTGAAATAGGTCGTCTTGGTACGGCTGCTGCTGTAGAAGATCTGGGAATATTAGGTACTACTGATGTTGTAGCTGATATGGCCATCTTAGGTACAGCAGATGTTGTATCTGATATGAATACTTTAGCAGTAACTTCTGTTATAAATAACATAGCAAGTGTAGCTAATGTTTCAGGTTCTGTTGATGCTATAGGTTCTGACTTAGCTAATAATTTCGCTAATATCACTGACTACGGTGATATTACTGATGCTGTAGCAAGTACTAGTGGTACATCAGATATAACAACAGTAGCTAACTCGATAGCTAATGTTAATGCTGTCGGACCTATTGCCGCTAACGTTACAACAGTTGCTGGAATTAGTTCAAACGTTACAAGTGTTGTAGGTAATGCAACTAACATTAATACTTGTGCAACCAATATTAGCTCCATAACGGGTGCTTTAACACATGCTACAAATGCATTAAATAATGCAACCAATGCAGCAAGTTCAGCTACTACTGCTACCACTCAAGCAACAAACGCTTCAGCTTCTGCCACCTCAGCAGCGTCGAGCGCAACAACAGCTACTGCTCAAGCAGCCACCGCCACCACTCAAGCTACTAACGCAGCTGCAAGTGCTACCTTAGCTAACACACATCAACTAAGTGCTAAACAATATAGAGATGATGCTTCAGGTATAAAAACTCAATCAGAATCAACTGTATATAACTTATCTGACAGTGTTAGTTCTCATACAGCTTGGGGAAATGTAACCGACGTAGGATCAACTCACTTTGCATCTGAGTCTGGAAATGTCTTACTAACCATGAGCAAAGGAAGCTCAAACTACAACTACGGATCAATTACTTAATTATTAACAATGGCAACACAAGTACAATTTAGAGGTGGTACTACGTCTGAGCATTCCTCATTTAATGGAGCTGCAAGAGAAGTAACAGTAGATACTACAAAACAAACATTAGTCGTACAAGACGGCACAACTAATGGCGGTTTCCCACTGCTAAGAGAAAGTGGAACACAGAATTTAACAACTACAGGGACTGTATTTATAGATTCCAATTCTTCTAAGTTAAAGCTAGGAGATGCTGGAGAGCTAGAGTGCTACCACAATGGATCTCATAGTTACCTTATTAATGATGGTACAAATGGTGGTACTTTAAATCTAAGATCAAACTCTCATATTTATCTACAGGATTATGATGGGAATACAATGGCTGACTTCATTGATGGAGGGGCCGTAAAATTATATTACGATACTGGAACCGCTAAGCTTGAGACGACAGCATCGGGGGCGAAGACTACTGGAACATTAGAGGTAACAAGTTCGACTGGCATAGGTACATCCTCTCCTCGCAGACATCTTCATATTCATAACTCAGCTTCTGCAACAGTTGGCATGATGCTAACCAATGGGAATACAGGAGAAGCAGATGATAGTCAAGGTTTTCAATTTAAAGTTGGATCTGATGGTCATGCTGAGATTTCTCAACAAGAAGATTCTTATATTCAAATATTAACTAATGGCTCTAACGCCATGAACATTACTAATGATCAAAAAGTTGGTATAGGAACTACCTCGGCAGATCGAATACTTCATGTAGAAGGCACTCAACCTTACTTCCGTTTGACTGATAGTGCTACATCGCCAAGCAATGGAGAGATCACAGGGATGATCGAGTTTGAAACTAGGGATAGTAATAACCCCGGTGTTGCTGCAAATATTCGTTCAGAGTTAATAGATAATACCAACGGTGCGTCTTCTCTTTATTTTTCTGCTGGTACGCCATCAACGATTGGCACCAAGATGGAAATACAGCATGGTGGTGATGTAAAAATTAATGACGGAAACCTAGTTTTAGCAGACACTCACGGTATTAGCTTTCATAATTACGGAACAGGAACAGGTGTAAGTTCGAACTTATTGGACGACTATGAAGAAGGAAGTTGGACTCCAGATCCCCAAGACAGCGGTGGTGTTCACTCAGTCACTGGTCGTTATATAAAAATAGGTAATGAAGTACATGCATATATTAGATTGTACTTTGCAGCTAGTACAGGTACTGCTCGTGTTTATATTAATAACCTACCTTTCACAGTTAAGAATGACAGCATAGCCTTGTCAGGTACTGCTCATGGTTACGGTGATGCAGATTTCTTTAGACCGTATGCAGAAGTTAATACTACTAATTGTCATTTCTATACAGGTACTGGAGGTAATTGGACTGGTGCCATGAGTAGCAATAAAGATGTAAGGATGTGTGTTATTTACAGGTCTGCTTAGAAAATATAAGACCGCTAGCACGTCTATAAACTACGCCATAAACCTGTTTTAATCGGAGATTAATCCTAAATGGCCTTAACAGAAACAAAAGAAAACGACAAAATAGAAGTCGTCAATAAATGGAATATACAGGTAAGAGAAGCGACTATCATTAAAAAAGATGGCGAAGAAATTACTCGTACTTTTCATAGATCAGTATTCAATCCAGGGAAACTTGATGCAAGTGATAACTTGGTTGAGACAGATATCAGTGGAAAAGATCCAGACGTACAAGCAATCGCTAACGCTGCGTGGACTACACAAGTCAAAGCTGACTATAAAGCATTTTTAATAGCTAGCAAAGCAAATCTACCAGGATCTTAAAAAATGGCTACAAAAACTTGGCAAGTAAACACCCTTCAACGAGAACTAGCTGATGGGTATGTAAATAAAGTTATCTATCGTGTTAACGGTGAAGATGGTACTTATAAATTCAGAGCTACTGGTGAAGTAGATCTACCTAAGCCTGATACTCTAGTACCTTATGGTGACTTAACTGAAGAAACAGTTCTTGGTTGGGTTAAGGCAAAGCTAAATTCAGATAAAGATGAAGCTGGCAACACAATTGATAAAGTAGCTCAAATTGAAGCTGCTGTAGAGAACGGCGTTAACGAACAGAAAACTCCAACTACAGGTGTCGGTACTCCTTGGTCCTAAGTTACCTCGGCTTACTATACCTAAAGCCTTAGACTTACCTACTTATATATATAAACCTCCTGCAGCTAAGATACCTAGCTATAAACCTATAGTTATACCTCCGAGTGATTTACAACCTCCTGCAGGAGTTAAGGCAGCTAAGACTACAGAACAACCAGAGGCACCTAAGTTAAAAATACCTGTATTGGACTTTGATGTACCAGTACCTGAAACAGCAGTTGTTGTTACAGCCGTTACTACAGCAGTAGTGGCAGTTGCTACAACTACTGTTACTCAATCTTTATTTGAACCAATTAAAAAGAAGGTTCAGAAATTCCTACAAAAGAAAATCGATAAATGGAAGGAAAAGCGGAAGAAAAAAAAAGTCTCCTCGGAAAGCTAAAAGATGCTGCAGAGGATCAAGAACATCAAATTCAAATACTCGGAACATTCGTCAGATTAGGCGTTGTGGTTTGGAGTGGATTTATCATTACGATGAACTACGTAGAATTACCTATGATTAAAAAAGCAGGTAATTCAGATATAACTTTCGTAGCGTCGGTATTTACAGGAGCACTTGCAACTTTTGGTTTATCTACTGGTAACAATAATAAAGATAAAGGTACAACTGTTAACTGTCCAATGAATAAAAAAAAGGAAGAATGAAAAAATGGCTTTTACTCTTCCTGCTGGCATCACCCACGGTAGCAAGAGCAGACTTAGTAACCCCAAATTTCACCCAGGGTTCGATGAACAGTACAACAACAATGACCCAAGATATAGACGAGGTGATAACCACAACTACTTATGGGTCCGCATTAAACAAATGGTCTGGGGAAAACATAACCCATACATCAGCCTCATCAGGAGGTATTGTAAATACCGATTCGGTTTACAACGTACATACAGTTGGAGATCCCTTTACGTTAGAAGTAACATCAAGAGCAGCAAGTCAGGTCTTATCAGTCGAAGTAATCGACAGAGAGATAGACGTTTCTTCTACTACGGTATCCTTATCAGTCTTCTCTCAGTAGCTCCAGTAAGAGCTGAAGATGAGACGACAAATGTTAGTAATCCTGTAGCTGCAGCGACTGGAAATGTAACCAATCAAGCGGTGCAATTCCAGAATAATGGAGCACCATCCAGGCAGCACTACGGACCTAACATCTCTTGTAATGGAGCAACTATGACTTTCTCCCCATTTTATATGGGAAATCATACAACTCCATTTGATGAGACTATGACTCAACAGACATATACAGTTGCTGAAAACTGGGGAGGGCAAGTTAATTTTATGTTTCCCCTAGATCGAGAAAGTATACGTAGATGTAAGAGCATAGCTGCAAGACAAGAAGAAAAGATGCGTTTGGACTATGAATTAGTCCGTGCTCTTAAGTGTGCAGAGCTACAACAAAAGGGATTCATGATAAGACCTGGATCACGTGTTTATTCAATGTGTAGTGATGTCATAGCTATAGCAGCATATAAGCAATCAATTGAAGATAAAAAACCAAAGATAGAACCAGAGAAGAAGAACTGGTTATCCAACCCCTTTAAAAAATGACTGAATTTATAGTAATAGCTTGCATTAGTACGCTGTTATTCATCCTTATCAAAAACATTAAACCCACATCATGATCGTACTTATTAAACCTGTCTTAATGGCATTCCTCAGTTCATCCGCTGTCAAGGAACTAGTTATACAACTACTTGAAGCCTACGCGGCATCGACTGATAATACGATTGATGATAAAGCGGTAGATCTAATTAAGAAAAACTTATTCCCAGGAACTAAAGAATAATGGAAAAAGCCACTGAAGACCAGTTCAACGAATTACATAGCCTTGTCACAACAGAATTTCTAAAGCGGGTCAAAAGTGGCGAAGCAACTACCCAAGACTTAAAAGCAGCCTGTGATTGGTTAAAGACTAATGACATAAGCGGTATAGCTATGGATGGTAATCCTTTATCCAAACTGGCAGCCATCATGCCCAAAGTAGACCCAGAACTCGTACAAACAAGACTATATGGCAAGCGGAGCGAAGTACGCTAACGGCAATTATAAGGCTCAACAGAAAGCGTACAACAAAACAAAAAAAGGTAAAGCATTAAGAGTTAACGCTAACAAGCTAAATCGAAAACTAGGTACTTACGGGAATGGTGATGGCAAAGATGCTGCTCACTACAAAGGAAGTACTACAAAGGGGAGACTTCAATCTCCTTCTATTAATCGACGTAGCCGACTTAAGCGAAAGACTAAATGACCCCATTACTACCTAGCCCCAAACACTATTTATTCAACCTAATAACCATGACAAGTCCTGACGCTAAAAAGCTCTGGAGAAGAGCTATTAAAGAGCACTTCGATTGTCAATGTGTTTATTGCGGAAACAATTATGAATTACACGAACTCACGCTTGATCATGTCAAGCCTAAAACAAACGGTGGAGAAAGCATTGCAAGCAATCTTGTCCCTGCCTGTAGGAGATGCAACCAAGGCAAAGGTAGTAGTCATTGGCTCAGATGGATGCGCCAGACATATGGATGTATCCCTGACAGAGAACAGATGATCCTTACACATATTAGTTAATCATGGATACTGAAATAGGTACCGAATGGGGTGAAGAAAAATATGCTGGCCCTAAATACGGCTGGAAATCAAATGATGAGTATGATGAATTACTTGAATCAGGAGCATTAGGAAGAGGCCAGCAAACAGTTGAAATGGCTGGAGAGAGGGTAGTAAGCCATGCTTCTAACCTCTATGATAAATGGGAAACAAATGTTGGAAAACATATTCCAGACATTCCTGAACCTAATGAAACAGTAAAAAAAGCTTTGATTACTGCAAAAGATTTTGCTGGTCATGCTTATAACTGGACTATACGAGAGAATGTAGAACATGCTACAGCTGTTTTAGGAGCACCCGTAGAGGCAGCTCATTGGGTATCTAAGAAAGTAGATCCTACTGGTCGTGGTATAGGTAGAGCACCGTTAGGTATTGCTGAAACAGTATTAACTGCTGGTGGTCCTGCAGCTTTAAAAGGTGGTAAAACACTATTAACTAAAGGTGATGATGCTTTGAGACTTTTAAGCAAAGCAGATGACTTAACACCAGCATTAGCTTATGATGGATGGGTAGATGAAACCTTAAGTAGAAGAGTAATAGGAAACAAACCATCTATAGGTACACAACAGTATCTTGAAATGACTACTGATGAAGCGGTTGGTGCTTGGAAACCTATTACACATGGAGATAGAGGTCAATTATTAACAGGACCAGAAAGAGGAGCTGATACTAGTTTATCTAAAGCTGTTAGATATGTCCAAGAAGGTAGGTATGATGATCTACCTCACCGTGTAAAAAAGATGATAACTTCAACAGATAAGTCTGCTGATGGTGTTAAATA